AGGTAAATAATAATGAATAAAGCAGTAAAAACTAAAGAGACTACCTTAGACCTTGCGGTTCTCGCAGAGGATTCTAAGTCAATGAGTGGTTTTGGTACGCTAAATCTAGCAAGGGATACAGCTATTCCTTACATTAGCATTTTGCAAACAACCAGCCCACAAATTAATCCTTCTAAAGCTGAGCATATTGAATCAGCAAAAGCAGGGCAACTGTTTAACACAGTTACACAGGAAACTTTTGATAAACTTAAAGTTATCCCTGTTTTCTACCATCTCAAATACGTAGAATGGAAACCTAGAGAGCAAGGTGGCGGGTTTATTAATTCTCATGATGCCGAAAGTGGTATTATTGGACAAACCAAACGAGATCCTATGAACGGAAAAATGACATTACCTAATGGTAATCATATCGTTCAAACAGCCTATCATTATGTTTTAATGTTAGATGCTGATGGCGGATACCAAAATGCTGTGATTAGTATGTCTTCAAGTCAACTCAAAAAGAGTAGACGTTGGAACAGCTTAATGCTTTCACAAAAAATTAAGGGTCCATCTGGGATGTTTACTCCTCCTACATATGCAATGACTTACTCACTATCTTCTGTAGGTGAGTCTAATGACAGAGGTAGTTGGTTTGGATTTTCAATTGAGAAAGGTGAACAGGTAACTGATGCTTCTATATATGGCGAAAGTAAAAACTTCGCTCAATCCGCTGCTAGTGGATCTGTAGATGCTAAACCAGCTGCTCCACAAATCACAACTGATAAACCAAAAGTAGACGAAGAATCTTTACCGTTTTAATTAACAATTAATTAGAACTGGAGGGTTCGTGAAAGTTGAGAAGTTTAAATTTATTTTTGAAGGTTTAGACATTGCCTATGGTCAGCACCAGCCGCAAGGCTCGCGTGCTGACGGTAAGCAACAAGGTAAATCTTACATGGTTAGGAAGGAAGTTACTCATGAGTTATGGGAAAAACATTTGGAGGGCCAGGATCCGTCTCTTGGGATTATTCCTATTAGGGCTGATAATACTACTAAGTGGGGATGTATTGATATTGATACTTATCCTTTGGATCATCGTTCTCTTATATCAAAAATCAGAAAACTAGGGTTACCCTTAGTATACTGTAAATCTAAAAGTGGTGGGGCTCATTTATTTTTATTTATGAAAAACCCTATTGCATCTAAGTTAGTAAGAACAAAATTAACTGACATGGCTGCATTATTAGGTCAATCAGCATCAGAAATATTTCCAAAACAATCTGGTATACAACCAGAAAAAGGAGATTTAGGTAACTTCTTAAATCTACCTTATTTTAGAAGTGATAAGTCATCTAGATATGCAATTAAGGATAATGCCGCAGCTGCAACTATAGATGAGTTCTTTGAAATGTACGAGAAGTACAGTGTTGATGATATAGATTCAATCAAAGTTACTAAATCAGAATCTATTGTTGATGGGCCTCCGTGCTTACAGGCTTTATGTAGCCAAGGATTTCCAGAGGGCGGTAGAAATAATGGTTTATTTAATCTTGCGGTTTATTTAAAGAAATTTGATGAAGTAAACTGGGAGCAACAACTTACAAAATACAATTTAGATTATATGAAACCTCCTTTATCAGTAGGAGAAGTTAACACTGTGATTAAACAATTAAACAAAAAAGATTATCAGTATAAATGTAAAGACCAGCCTATCAGTTCTTTTTGCAATGTTAATATTTGTAAGACAAGGAAGCATGGAGTTGGTAAAGAAAATGTATCACAACAATTAGGAGCTTTATCAAAGCTATGTACTGAGCCACCAATCTGGTTTTTAGAAGTAGCCTCTGATGATACTCATTCTGATTTAAAAATTCAGTTAAGTACAGAAGACTTACAAATACAAACAAAGTTTCAAAAGAGGTGCATGGAAGTTATAAACATCATGCCTCCTTTAATGAAAGCGCCGGATTGGCAACAATTGATTAACGGAAAAATGGCGAAAGCCTTGTTAATTGAAGTGTCAAACGACGGCTCTGTGTCCGGTCAATTTTTAGCTCACCTCCAGGAGTTTTGTACTGATCGGGCACAGGCGCGAACTAAAGAAGACATGTTATTGCGCAAACCATGGACTGAATCAAATATGGAGGAAGTAAAAGGTAAACAAGTAGATGTAAGTAGAACTTTTTTTAGACTTAAAGATTTACATGCATATTTATTAAGACAAAAATTTACTCATTATACTAACACTGGGCAGATTATAGCTGAACTACGTAAGTTAGATGGGATACATAAATTTTTTAAACTAAAAGGACAAGGCGTTAATACATGGGGTATTCTTGCTTTTAATCCTATCGACTCAGATTATGCAATACAGGAGCAAGATGAAGTACCATTCTAAATTATTTCCTAAAATAAAAAAGGGGCAAGTGGCAGAAAAAATAGCAGAATTATTTTTACTAAAAAAAGGATATTTTGTTTTTAAAAATGAATTTGGATTAGGTCCAATTGATTTAATAGCTGTAAATGAAGAAGGTAAAGTACAAACTTATGATGTTAAATCAGTTAGTATTAGATCTAAAAATAGCAAGTTTAGACCAGGAACTAAAGTAAGTAGAGCTTTAACATTAGAGCAAAGAAGATTAAAAGTTAAATTTTTATTTGTAGATAAGAATGGAGAATGTCATGTCGCCAGAAGTTAATATTATATTAGGACCACCTGGAACAGGAAAGACAGAAAACTTACTGAGGATTGTGGATGAAGAACTTAAAAACAACACTGGTCCAGATAAGCTAGCGTTTGTTAGTTTTACAACTAAAGCAACAGATGAGGCTAGAGACAGAGCTAAGGCTAAGTTTAATTATACAGATGATGATTTACCTTATTTTAGAACGCTGCATTCATTTGGTAAAAGACAACTACATATGGCTAACTCAGAAGTTATGCGTTCTGAAGATTATAGAAAATTTGCGGATGATTATGGAATAGATATGAATTTTATACATGCTGATTGGAATGACAATGGGATTGTAACAACCGATAGTGTTTTCTTAAGAGATTATAATAAATCAAGAATGAAAATGGAAGAGCTTGATGAGTATCACAATAAACTAAATCCTGAGTATGGGTTTAAAGAATTTTTAAAAGCTCGTAATTCACTAGAAGAATTTAAACACAAAAATAATAAAAGTGATTTTACTGATATGCTGTCTTTGTTTGTGGAAACTGGAAATGTTCCAGATTTAGATGTAGTTATTGTAGACGAGGCACAAGATTTATCTTTATTGCAATGGAGAGTGTGCGAGAAAATATTTAAAAATGCAAAAAGAGTTTACATAAGTGGTGACGATGACCAAGCTATTTTTAGATGGGCAGGAGCAGATGTTGAACATTTAATTAATATGAAGGGTAATAAACGTGTACTAGATCAATCGTATAGATGCCCAAGACTTGTGCATAATGTGGCAGATGAAATTGTACAAAGAATTGTTAATAGGTTGCCTAAAGTTTGGAAACCTAGAGATGTGAATGGCGAAGCAAGATTTCATGCGTACACTGAAGGAGTTGATGTTAGAGAAGGAAATTGGTTAGTACTGGCTACGTGTAAGTACATGTATAATGAGATGGAAGATGATTTAAGAATACAAGGATTACCCTATAAAAAAAATGGTAAGTTACCTATAGATAAAGAACTTTTAAATGCAGTTGATACCTGGGATAGGCTACACTGTGGGGAGCATGTTTCTTATAAAAATGTTGAAGATATGTATAGCTATTTACCATCTAAAAAAGCTTTAAAACACGGTCACAAAAACATGAAGAGTTTTATTGATGAAGATAAAAGTTATGACATTTTAGATTTAAAAGAAAATCATGGTCTTAAACTTTCTAATGTTCCTTGGGATGTAGCATTTGATTCTGTTGGTAAAAAAGATGCAGAATATATAAAAAATTTACAAAGATTTGATAACATAAGACAAGATCCTAAAATTAATATGAGTACTATTCATGTAGCAAAAGGTGGGGAATGTGACAATGTTATGTTGATGACAGATTTATCTAGAGCTAATCAAATAGAAATGGAGCAAGATTCGGATGATACGAATAGAGTGATGTATGTAGGTGCTACTCGAGCAAAAAAAAGTTTACATGTAATTAGTAACCAAAATTATGGAGGATTTAAAATATGAACAAGAGTGAAATATTATTAAAAGCTGCTGAATTAGTCAACGGTAAAAGACAAGAAACACATGGAAATATTAAAACAAACCATGAACAGATAGCAGAGTTTTGGAACATATTACTAGACAGTAAACTTCAACCTGCTTCAGCTATTACATCNGATGAAGTAGCAACTATGATGGCTCTATTAAAAATATCAAGATCGCAGCAAGGTAAATCTAATGTAGATGATTATATTGATGCTTCAGCGTACATGGCAATAGCAGGGGAGTTAAAAAATGGAAATATCTAATGAGGTAAAAGCAGAATGGTTACATCCTACTGAGTTTCCTTCAATGAAAGGAATAGAAGTTGTAGCTATCGATCTTGAGACTTGTGATACTAACTTAAAAACAATGGGTCCAGGGTGGGCAAGGAGAGACGGAATGGTCATAGGCATTGCCATATCTAGCGGTGATTTCACTGCTTATTATCCCATAGGTCATGAAGGGGGTGGAAATATGGACAGGGATGTTGTCTTAAAATACATTAAAAATGTGTGTGAAGACGAGTCTATACAAAAAGTATTTCACAATGCACAGTATGACATAGGTTGGTTGAGTACATTAGACATAGAAGTTAAAGGATATATTCATGATACCATGATAGCTTCTTCTTTACTCAATGAAAACAGGTTTAGTTATGCACTAACAAGTATAGGTTTTGAGTATTTAGCTGAAAGAAAAAATGAAACTTTACTTAAAGCTAAAGCAGAGGAGTTAGGTTTAGACCCTAAAGCTGAAATGTATAAAATGCCTGCTGAATTTGTAGGTGAGTACGCAGAAGCAGATGCTAAATTAACTTGGCGTTTACATGAAAGATTAGCACCAGAAATAAAAGACCAAGATCTTGATGGTGTTTATGATGTAGAGTGTCGTCTTATCCGTGTTATTTTTAACATGACTAAACGTGGAGTGCGTGTGGACATTGATAAAGCAGCAGGTCTTAAAAAGAAATTACTTAACAAAGAAAAGAAATATCTAAAAAGAATAAAAGATTTAGTAGGTCAAGATGTACAGATCAATGCAGCTAGGTCAGTGGCCCAGGCATTCGACAATGTTAATCTTGAATATCCGACCACGGCCCTTGGAGCTCCTAGTTTTACACAAAGCTTTTTAGAATCACATCCTCATGAACTTCCTAGAATGATAACTAAAGCAAGGGTTCTTAATAAATTACAGGGTACTTTTATTGATGGCATATCTAAGTATATTCACAATGGTAGATTGCATGCTCACATTAATCAAATTCGTGGGGACAGTGGAGGGACTGTAACTGGTAGATTTTCTATGTACGCTCCTAACTTACAGCAGATGCCAATTAGAAATGAGTTTGGTTCTGAATTACGTAGATTGTTTATACCAGAGCAAGGAGAAGAATGGTTATCAGCTGATTACTCACAACAAGAACCTAGAATTCTTACACATTTTGCTGTTAAGATAAAAAGTGAAGGTGCTGCAGAAGTTAAAGAAGCTTTTGAAAAAGGTTTAGATTTTCATAAACAAACAGCAGAGATGGCGGGTATTGATCGTAAGTTGGCTAAGACTATTGGTCTTGGTGTAATGTATGGCATGGGGTACAAAAAAATGGCTATTGATTTAGATATTTCTCCTAAAGAATCTAAGGATTTGTTAAATCAGTTCAGAGAAAAAGTACCTTTTATGCAAGGAATGTTAGAAGCTGTTATGAATCAAGCTAATAAAGTTGGATCTATAAGAACTAAATTAGGTCGTAAATGTAGATTTGATAGATGGGAGCCATCTTGGTTTGAGATGGATCCTATAACTAAACAACCAGTATTTCACAAATCTTTGCCCCATGATGAAGCTAGTGTTAAATGGACTGGTGATATTAAAAGAGCAGGTACATACAAGGCATTAAATAGATTAATACAAGGCACAGCTGCGGATCAAACAAAGCTAGCTATGGTGAATATATATGAAAAAATGGGGGTAGTTCCTCTTTTACAGGTGCATGATGAGTTGAATTGCAGTGTAAAATCTGATAAAGAAGCAAAAGAAATAAAACATATTATGGAAAATTGTTTAAAACTTGAAGTGCCTTCTAATGTAGATTATAAAATAAAGTCTAACTGGGGGGATGCAAAATAATGACAAATAAAAGAGTAGGATATAAAGCGCAAGGTAAGAGCCGTGCAGCTAATCAAAAACCAGTGCAAGGAGTTAAGCCTGGATTTGCTATTAATCATGAGCAAATGGAGTTTGAAAGAAGAAAACTTCTTGAGGAAATGTCAGCTAAAATAACACCTAACAAAAAACAATTAAACATGATGGCTGCGGTAGCAGCTACGGAGGAACCTAAATATTTTAAAACTACAAATTTAACTAAAGCTGGAAAACCAGCAGAATATGACAGTACAGAAGGTAAAGGTGAATCACGTGAACCTACTATGCGTATCTTGTCATTAGGAGCTGGTGTTCAATCATCATGCTTAGCTTTGATGGCACAAGAAGGATTAACTAAACATAAACCAGACTATATGATCTTTGCTGATACCGGGTGGGAACCTAAATTTGTATATGAACATGTAGAATATTTAAAGAAAGCAATAACGATTTGCCCTATTATTACTGTAGAGAGAGGAAACATCAGAGAAGACCTTATTAAAGCAGCGAACCCAGAACCAGGGTCTAAAGAAGAAAGTAAATCGTTTGCTGGCCGTGTACCAAACCCACCTTTGTTTGCTGCACGTCCTAATGGTGGAAGAGTGGGAATGCTTTATCGTCAGTGTACACATGATTATAAAGTTATTCCTATTCAAAAGAAAATGCGTGAACTGCTAGGTGTTAAACCTAAGTACAGGGTACCTAAAGATTTAATTGTAGAACAATGGATTGGTATATCGACAGATGAAGCTATGCGCATGAAGAAAGCTAGAATGCCGTGGTTAACATCACGTTGGCCTTTAATTGAAATGAAAATGTCACGTGCTGATTGCTTGCAATGGTACCGTGATATAA